GGGTCGCACTTACCAGACTCTCTCGGACAACACGCAGATGGATCTTCGGACTTTGACTCTAACGTCAACTCCGGCTTGTGGTCGTCACTCATATTTCTCGTTTGACTCGAGAGAGGGTGATCTGTCGCTTCTCGAAGCACAGCTCTACTCCGGTGTGCTTCCGAAGTGTTGGGAACTAGGAGCTCTTACGGGAGCTCCTTCTGGCGGCGGAGGGGGTGACGGAGACACTCCCGATCCAGACGTTGGATGTTTGCGCCTCGTGGAAGATTTCGAGAGTTACATTCACGGACAAGTCGTGGATGATGACAAAACATTCCCCGCTGACACGGAAACCATCATCCATGGAATCATCAACAACGGATTGAACATCATAGAGCTTCCAGCGGTGGGAGCTTTCGCTGCCAACGATTCGGCTGCTTCGGAGGTCGGCACCGGCGATATTCTTGCCGATGACGACGATGCGTCCTACATCACTTCGGCTGATGGCGACCTAGGATACACCGTCGGGCTCCCGCCGCTGGTTGGTTACGTCGAAGGTGCGGCGCTTGAGCTTCATATTCGAGCGTCTATCTCGGGAGGAGTGAACCCTGACGATCCGGATACTTTGGACGCAGACATGCAGGTTCATATTTCCACGGATGACACAGGAGACACCACCATTGGTGGATTCTCTGATGGCACGGACGAGGGAATGGGCTTCTCGCTCACAGTTGTGGATGGGACGCCTGTAGACTACGTGGTTCCGCTATACATGGAATCGTGGGTCGACTCTCCTCTTCAAGATGTTGTTGACGCACTCACAGAAGGCGCATATCTGAACGTTGTTGGTGCAACAAATAACAACACAGACACTACGCCTGAAGTTCGTGTATATGAAATGTCTGTGGTCATGTTGGACGACACTGACGGTGGTAGATTCCTTAGGCCTAAGCCTGATGACGACTCGTGCTTTGTTGAACAGAACGTTTATTCGACGGGCACTACACCGCTTGTTTCCTCTCTTTCGGCGTACGTAGACTTCAAGCTTCTTCCTATCGTGTTCAATTCCGAAAACGATGGGTGGAATCAAAGAGTTCTAGAGTTTGCTGGATCAACAACCGATCGTCCTGAAGGAATTGAGTTCTATGTAGATTCCGGAGTACCCAAACTTCGTTGGCACGACATAGATTCTGTGGAAACGATTGTCGACACTGCCAAGACGAGTGTTTGGTACACGGCGCAAGGAGACTGGACAGGAGATGGATATCGACTTCGCGTTTACGAAAGAGACAACGTGGAAGTTCTAATCATGGATGTCTCTACAGTCCCGACAGATTCTCCTTTCGCCGGAGTGCAATCTCAAACAGGTTTTGTTGGCGACGGAACGACCACTTTCGAAGTAAATGTCGACAACGCGATCCTACAGATCCACTGTCATGACGAACTACCGATAGATCCTGAACCAGATTGGACATGCTTCGATTTGTCCACGGCCGTGTTCTTCTCTTCGACTGAAGATGGAGAGATGGATGGACAGTACAACTCGGGAACTGGACGAATTCAGTCAAAGCTTGACAGTTCAAGTACTGTTCGAAGTGCAGAGTTCCACATGCCTGGATTTGTGTTGGATCCGGCGAAGACTTACGAAATCCGAGCAACGTATGCTGACACAACGTTTGGTTTCGGCATCTACCAGCAAAATCCCGGTTGGGAAAGTACTTTCTGGTCAGATAATTACGATCTTGCTTCGATGTTCGATTTCGGAGGTCGAACGGTATTCATCGCCACAGTTGGTCCTGGAATCGAAGAGTGGGATAATGCCATAACGGCAGGCTACCAGACGCTGATTCGATTCGACACAGCGACAAACGGAGAAGACGCAACTGTCGGAGGATCTGATCTTGTCAGTCTCTGCTACAGGGAGGTGTGATGCACGATTACACAACTTTCGGGCAGGTCTTCCGTCTTCTGACCATATTCCTCAGCTTCCTCGCAATGTGGAGTCTGTGGATTGCTAGACGAGATCGGAAACACCTCTGGACTTCCAAGATGCACGATATTTGGCTCGTTCAGTTCTTGTGGTGTGTGGCGGCTGCCGAAGGCAACATTGAGCTTTGGTATCGCCATGCACGACCCTCTCTGGCCATATTCCTTGTGATCTTCATTCTGTTCTGGACGATCAAGGGAGTGTTCAACGGAGATCAGTACACGAAAAACCAACCTGAGTGAAGGAGGGGCAGTGGGAAAGGGAATGATTTCGCTTGAGACTTCAGGCAACTTCAAGAAGACCACTGCCTACTTCAACAAGTTGAAGCAGGATCACATTCTGTCCGTTCTCAACCGGTATGGTTCTCGCGGAGTTTCGGCTCTGGCGAATGCTACACCGGTTGATAGCGGAGAGACGGCGACATCTTGGTACTACACCGTGGAAGTCACGGATGGTCGATACCTGATCATATTCCACAACCGTCACAATCAGAGTGGCGCAAACGTAGCCATTCTTCTTCAGTACGGTCACGGAACTCGCAATGGCGGCTATGTGATCGGTCGCGACTACATCAACCCGGCAATCCAGCCCATATTTGAGCAGATCAAGAAAGACGTTTGGAAGGAGGTGTCTTCGGCATGAGCTCGAGCATTGAAGATCAGATTGTTGCTATGAAGTTCGACAACCGGTCCTTCGAAACCGGCGTCACGACGTCCCTCGGCTCCATCGACAAGCTGAAGACCGCCCTCCAGTTCAAGGACTCGTCTGCTGGGTTGGATGCAGTCAATCGTGGGGTTCAGAACTTCAGCATGAACCCGATGGCTAACGCTCTTCAGAGTGTGAGCAAGCGTTGGTTGACGATGACGACGATTGCTGTGACTGCGATCTCGAACATCACAAACAAGGTTGTCAACGCGGGTCTAAGTCTCGCAAAGAGCTTCACCCTGGATCCGATCAAGCAGGGATTCAAGGAATACGAGACAACTCTGAACTCGGTTCAGACGATCATGGCCAACACGGGTGCCAACGTCAAGACGGTCAACAAGTACCTTCTCGACCTGAACCACTACTCCGACAAGACGATCTACAACTTCTCGGAGATGGCAAAGAACATTGGAACGTTCACCGCCGCAGGTGTCGACCTCAAGACTTCTACCGCCTCCATCAAGGGTATCGCGAACCTCGCGGCCCTTTCTGGATCGAACTCTCAGCAGGCCTCTACGGCGATGTACCAGTTGTCGCAGGCCATTGCTTCAGGCAAGGTCGGTCTTCAAGACTGGAACTCGGTCGTAAACGCGGGTATGGGTGGTAAGACCTTCCAGACTGCGTTGGCTCGTACTGCTGTAAGCATGGGCGAGCTTGAGAACAGCCAGGTCAAGATGGTCGGACCGATGAAGAAGCTTCAGCTTCGTGGCGAGTCCTTCCGAGAGTCGATTTCGACAAAGCCAGGACATAACGGCTGGCTGACTTCTGACGTTCTCGTCAAGACACTTCAGCAGTTCACTGGAGACCTCTCGGCTGCCGATCTGGCGGCTCAGGGCTTCACGAAGTCTCAGATCAAGGCGATCATGGCTACGGCCAGGACCGCGCAAGAGGCTGCGACCAAGGTCAAGACCTTCACTCAGCTCATCGATGTTGTCAAGGAATCTATTGGCTCTGGATGGGCAAAGATCTTCCAGGACCTGTTCGGTAACTTCAAGGAAGCATCGAAGTTGTGGACAAGCGTCTCGAACGTCATCACTGGTGCTGTAAGCAACGTGTTCGGCTCCGTCGACAAGATGCTGCTCGGTTGGCGAAAGCTTGATGGCTTCACCAACCTTTGGGCTGGTGTAGGCAACATCTTCAAGATCATAGGCAACCTGCTTTACCCGATCATCCAGCTGTTCAAGGCTCTGCTTCCGTCGACAGGTAAGGCCGGCTCCGGTCTTGCAAAAATGACAAAGGGCTTTGCCGACTTCACCGGTTGGCTCGTGAAGGTAACGAGCGTTACTCGCAACTTGCAGCCTGAGTTCCGAGCCCTCGGTATGATCATGCACTTCGTGTGGTCTATGGTTGGGTTGGTCATCGATCAGTTCAAGAAGCTTGCTCCGGTTGTCTCTTTCGTGGGCGATTACTTCAAGCGAATCGGCGAACAGGCACATTTGTTCGGTCTGAACATTCTGTACGGAATCATCCAGGGGTTGGACGCTAACGCGTTGAAGACGGCCATCGTTGATATGGCCAACAACATCATCCTCTGGATCAAGGACACGCTGGGTATTCACTCTCCGGCTACTACGATGGTCCCCATCGGTGAGAACATCATTCACGGAATCGTCCAAGGTCTTCAGAACGGTGCAACTTTCCTGATCGGCGCGCTACAGCAGATATTCGTCGGAATGGGCAAGGCGCTCAAATACCTCGTTGAGAACATCAGCTACAGCGATGTGCTCGATACCATCAACTCCGGACTGTTCCTCGGTCTGGTGTTGCTGTTCAGGCGGTTTGTGCTTACCTTCAGCGGCCTTACGGACAACTTGTCGAAGGTCTTTGGTAGCGCAAGCGGCGTTCTTGACCAGTTCAAGAACAACCTGAAGTCGATGCAGAACGAGATTCGAGCCAAGGCACTCATGAACATCGCAATCGCGGTGGCTGTGCTTGCCGGTTCCGCAGTTCTGTTGGCCAGCGTTGACTCAAAGAAGTTGGGAGTTGCTCTTGCTGCCATTGGCGGTTTGATGGTGACTCTCGTTGGGTCGATGCGTCTTCTCACTGGTGGTGGCGGAAAGAAAATGCCCGACGCCAAGGCTATGGCTAAGCAGACAGCCCAGATCGTTGCTCTGAGTGGCGCCCTTGTGGCGTTCTCTACGGCGGTCTTGATTCTGTCAGGTGCCGTTGCGATCATGGGGCAGCTCGATCCTAAGACGATGCGGCAGGGCCTCGAAGGCGTTGCTGCTGTCATCGGCGTTATCGTTGCGGCTACTGCCATTCTGGGTAAGACTGGTGGAGGCGCAACCATTCTGGCTACATCTACAGCGATGGTTGTTCTGGCTGCTGCGTTGACCGCATTCGTGGGTGTCATGAAGCTCTACGAGTCTCTAGACATGAAGACGATTGCTGATGGCGGAGGTAAGGCTGCTTTGGTCATTGCTGCCATTGGCCTCGCAATGCGGGCTTTCGGTAAGAACGGAATCAGTGGAGCAATCGGCCTTACTGTCGCATCTGTAGCCCTTCGAATTCTCGCTGGTGCTTTGACTGAGATCAGTAAGATCGCCGGTAAGGATCTGCTCAAGACCGTTGGTGCTTTGGTTGTGCTTCTTACAGCTATCGCAGCTGCTGCTCTGGTTCTGAGTGCTGCCGAGGGTGGCGCATTGTCGATGCTCGTGTTTGCTGCGGCATTGATCGTGCTAGCTCAATCGCTCGAGATCATCTCCAAGATCTCTGCTGGAAACATCGCAAAGGCACTTATCGCGATCGTGTTGGCCCTGACGCTCATTGCAGCAGCGGCAGTCTTGCTTACGCCCGCTGTTCCGCTAATCGCGGCGTTGGGTACGGCTTTGCTGTTGCTTGGTGGTGCGGTGTTCTTGGCCGGGGTGGGCGTACTTGCGTTCGCTACAGCTATGGGCATTCTGGCCATCGTTGGTCCTGCCGCATTCCAGTCGATTGCTGACGGAATCGACGTCATGGTCGAGAAGTTGCCTATGATCGGTGAGGCAATCGGCGGGTTCTTGGTATCGATCCTTACAGGGATTGTGAAGGCCGCTGGCCCGCTGGCTAAGGCGATCGGGAAGCTTCTTCAGATCCTTCTAGAGGAGGTCACGAAGCTGATTCCTAAGGCTCAGCGACTCGTCCAGAAGCTGATCAATGCCCTCATCGACATTGTCGTCCATAGCCAAGCGCATTCTGCTAGGGCGATGATCCAATTCCTGCTTGCGATGCTCACCGCTATCGATAAGGCTCTTCCGAAGTTCATAAAGAGGGGCACGAACATCATCATAAGTCTGATCGAGGGGCTAAGCAAGAATTCAGTCAAGATCGCCAACGCTACAGGCCTGGCCATTCTGGAATTCCTTAGGGGCATCCGAAAGGCCGTCGACAAATACGAGAAGCCGATCATCGAAGAAGGCAAGGGAATCGCCCTAGACCTGGCAAAGGGTCTTGCAGAGGGTCTCCTAGGCGACAACGTGATCAAGATGGTCAAGGACGCCGCCATGGCTTTGGCACACAAGCTGCCCGGCTGGATGCAGAAGGTCCTCGGAATCAGCTCGCCGTCCAAGGTCATGCGTGACGAAGTCGGCATCTGGGCAGGTATCGGCGTTGCAGAAGGGCTCGACAAGAGCCACAAGCACGTCGAGAAGTCTGCCAATGAGCTCGCCAAGAAGGGACTGGACGCCATGAAGATGACGTTCAGAAACTCCAAGAACGCGGCAGACGGCATGATCGATCTTCAGCCAAAGATCACACCGGTTCTAGATCTGTCTCAGTTGTCTAGAGATGCAAGCCAGATTTCAGCCAAAATGGGAAGTCATTCTGTAAAGATTGACGCCTCGCGCCATCAGGCTCGGGACATTGCGGCGGAACATGCAGCTCGACACGGCTCCGGAGGCCCAGATCACGGTGGAGATACGTACAACTTCAACCAGACGATCAACAGTCCAAAGCCGGTAAACCACGTCAAGGCTTACCGTGGCACAAAGTCCCAGATCGCACTACTCAAGGAGGTGAAGGGCAAGTGACAACACTGACATCTGCACCAAGAATCACGTCGGTTCTCATCAAGGGACTTGACAATCTCGTCTTGCCCTTCACCTCGCACGTGTTGGATGGCATTGATGACTCTGCGTATGCGGTAAGTCGTGCAGATCAAAGCGACCCGTACTACGTGAAGTCGATCACTGGACTTGAGCCCCCGGGGCGCGATGTGGCCATTGCGTCCACTGCCTCCGGGGGCAAGTTCCAGGGAGTCACCGTTCAAGATCGTGAGGTTGTCGTTCTCATTGGGTTGAACCCCGACGAAGAGAAGGGCCT